TGCAACGGCACTCCGTCTCTGGGATTCTGTCATGCTTGCCGCTTTGGCAGCAGGGACGCACTTTGGATATTTTCTTTTTGATCCACTCGCAGATTTTCTTCCACATTCTTTAAATCCCCCTCCCTTTTTCTTGGAACCAATATCTACCCATTTTTGTTTAAACCACTTATCAAGACCATTCTTTGACATTAATATATTTTTGTTTTTTTAGATCTACCCGACATAATTTTACCACAACCTCTTGCAACAAAACCACCTTCTTTTAAACCTTGTCTTTTTAATCTAGCAGTTGCCTCCATCAATCCACCTTCAGCTTTACTAGATCTTTTTGCACCTCTTGTTTTTGCAGTGTATCTACCTAACATAGTAAGAAGTTTACTTCTTTTTTCGCCCTCTCTTCCAGTATCAACACCTCCACCTTTTTTATATGTAGATCGAATCATTCCACCCATGGCCTTTTTAGGTCCTTTAAAATCTTTTCTTTTTTTACCTGATGGATCTTTTATTTTACCTGCACAAATTTTAGAAGCGTAGGCATTAGCATATGCTGACGGATATACGGCGAACTTTCGTTTCGCGGCAGCCTTACCTCTTGGACAAAGCTTAGTCATATTAAAAACCTTTTGTAGCTAATTTAGGCACACCACTTATTAGTCCACCTTTTCTAGCACCAACAAATTTTTTAATTTTCTTAGAAGTTTTACCAGATAGTTCAGGCATTATTTTATTTGGTTTTTCACCTTTTAACAATGTTGTGTATTTTTTACCTTTGTGTGTAAAAGTTTTCTTACCCATTTTTCTAGCTAGTTTAAATGCAGCACCTTTTTCAGATAACTGTTTACTCTTATCTCCAACACGAGCTCTTTCTCTATTGGACATTCTTTTTTGTTCTGCTTTAACTTCTGCTTTTGTTTTAGTTGAATATTCTAGATTACCTTTTTTCTTGTCATCTCTAGTAGATCTAAAAGTTTTTTTACCTGATTTTTTAGCGTCTGCAAATTGTTCGTCAAACGTTGGCATAAATTTTTTTCTAATTTTACCAATTGTTTTTCTAACTTTACCGACTTTTGATGATTTTCCTAATGCTGGCATTATTTTTTAAGCTCCTTAACTATTCTTTTCTTTTCTGCTTTAAGATTTCTTTTACCTCTTCGAGTTCTTGCTTTTTCAGCATCAACTCTACCAAGTTCTTCAAGTCTGTTCATTCTTCTAGTATTTTTACGAACCTTGCCACCATCTTTCATGTAGCCCATTTTATTTCTAACTTGAGTTGGTAATTTTGCTAGTCCAGGGTTTTTACTTTTATCAACCGCCTTTAAAGCTGAACCACCATCTTTAAATCTTTTCTTACCCTTTTTATTCATTTCAATAATTTTTTTAATTCCAGGATAATCTTTGGCTTTACCAATACCGATAGCTATTTTTTTTACTTTTGGTTTTTTTACTTTACCGCCATCTCTGTACATTCTTCCACCTTTCATACCCATGTCAGGAGTGTAGTATCCATGCTCTTGTGCTCTACGTGCAGCACCTGCAATTCTTCCGCCACCCATTTTTTTAACTCGACCACCTTTTTTGTACATAGGTCTCATCATACCACCACCCATTTTTCCAACTCTAGCTGAGCTACCTCTAGGCTGAGTTACTTGTGTGTTATATCTTGGGTTCGCCATGTGTTATCTCCTTAATTATTTTTTTCCATTTCTGAAAATTTGTGTTCCTTTTATACCATAAATACTCGCAACTACAAGTATCCATAAATTAGTGAACCATGACGGGAGCTGCGAGAACATGTCAAAAAAAAGCTTGACCTTGTCCATAGCAGTTGGATCGTCTGATACCACTGCCCAAGCCAAAATCATCACCGGCGTCGAGAGAATTATCAAAACTGCCTCGTCTTTCCAGTCTGATTGTCGGGCTTCTAACAATTTACCCTGGTAAGCTTCCTCACCCTGAGCCATCTTCTGTGCATGCATAAGCTGTGCATCAGACATAGCCATCTTAGTTCTCTGTTTATTAGCGTAAATTTTACTTCCAGCAGAGACGGCTAATTTAATTGCCGATAACCACATGTTAGTACCAAGTCGCCTTTACAGGTTTTTTCTCAGGTCTAATTCTTCTAGTACCTTTTACATCTACAGTTTGTGACTCATTGGCTTTTGTTGCTTCAATCTCAACTCCACCTTTTGCAAAACCATCTTTGTTAATAAACATATTATGGTCTACGTGAGTCATGCCTGCGTGACTGTTTTTATTTTTTTTCATAATGTCTCCTATTATAGGTTATCTACGAGGACCTTTCAAGATTCTTACATCTCTTTGTTTGAACCTATCATTTTCGATCTTAGCGTCAATGCCCATCTGTGTTTTAGTCAATGAGGTAGTTGCTCGTAATTCAGCTAATTCTTCGTTTTGGTTTAGTTTTTCTTGTTGTAAGCCTTGATTCATCATAGTTCTCATACGATCTAGGTCTATTCTCTCTTGGCCTTCAACTCGTTTTCTCTCATCATCCATTGCTTTTAGATCAAGTTCTCTTGCTCTTAATTTAGCGATTGGATCATTACCGAATTCACCGATAGTTCTTCTCTCTTCGTTCATAAACTCAATAGTCATTTCTGCTTCTAGTTTAGCTTTTCTAGCTTCCATTTTAATATTCATGTTTTGCATCATAACCTGCATTTCAGGGTTTTGAGCCATCATTGGATTTTGTTGCATAGCACTCATTCTTTGAATGTCTTCTCTAAATTCTAATTCAACTTGTTCTTGTGCCATTAAAGCAATGTGTTCAAATATGTTTTTTTCTAATGCAGCTAAAACCATTGGATTGTTTCTAGCCATATTCGTCCCCATAAATGCAAGGTGTGTATCTATATGCGCTCTATGATCTTGACCCGGGAATGCTTGAAAAGGTTTACCTGACATTGCCATAATATTTTCTGTAGCAGGATCTGTCGGTACAGGTGGTTGCGGTGGAGGTAAAATTAAATTTACATCTTTTACACCAATTGCTTGATACATATGTTTGTATGCTTCGTATAGATTATGCATACCAGGATTAGATTGTGCTAATTGTAATTCTGTTTGTGCAATAGATATTCTTTGTGCTTGTGAAAATATATTTGGATCAGCAACAGGGATAATATCTACTTTGTCATCAAAGTCTTGTAGTTTAATATTTCTTTGAGCACCAACTACGTCGTACGGATACTCATCAGGTAAATAAGTTTTAAAACAGTTTGCTAATAATTTAAATTCTTGTTTTAATCCAACGTATAGTCGTTTGTGGATTGCAGACATCACACGAGATCCTCTTTCTAATAATGCAACTGTTGTACCGACAGCAGCACCTTGATTGCCATCACCAACACTCATGTCAGATATAGCAGCAAATCTTTGACCTGCGTTTACTACAATACCCATCAACTGTAATAATGTTGCTGATGGTTCTTTGAAAGGTAAAGTCATAAATGCATCTTTGATGTTTCCACCAGGTGCATCTACATCTCGGAACTCGCCTGGCTGAATAGATTGAGCCTGATCAGTTATACGAATTCCACGTTGTTTAAATCCTGCGGGCAAATTAGAGAGGGTACCCGCATCCAATAATTGACGTAGCGCTTGAGTCGCTGTTCTAGATAGACCGCCAATCATGTGAATCAAACCAAAGCCGTAGAAACCTAGTCCTGGAAGAAATTTAAAATGGACAAAGTATTGGATCTTTTTCTTTAGTGGATCGTCAGCTTTGTAGTTTCGTTTGATTGCTAAAACTTTTCTAGATGATACATCAACAGTTACAACATACGGAAGTTTAATTCCTGTAGTATCTCCTATTTCATCTCTGTCTTCAAAACCATCTAAATCTAAATTAACATGACATTCTAATAATTGAAAAACATCTTCGTCTCTTCCTGTTTTCTTGACACCTTCTAACTCTCGTTCTTTTTTAGTAACAGGATCATCTTCTAAATAACCAGGACTAATATCAATGTCTCTGTAGAAACCTGCTAACTGTTGTTTTTTTAAATCGTTCTCTGAAACTTTTACTGTGTGTATGACTGCCTCTGCTTCCTCTAAAGATGTTGCAGTGTACGGCACAATTAAATCATCGGCAGGTACAAATTTAGAAACGGCTCTTTCTAAAAGATCGTCATAGTAAACTTTCTTAAAGGAAGAGCCGGCAAGAGGGAGATAGAAAAGCATTTGGTCAAAGTCTGGTTCGTATTCTTGCATTACGTCCATTAATTGATAATTCATAAAATCTTTTACACGAGTTGCTTGATCGTGTTTTTGTGGAGTGATAGCTCCAATAATTTGTGTTCTGACAGGTCCGTCAGCTGGTAATAATTCTTTATACGCTCCTGCTTGAAACTGTGTTACAGCTTCAGCGAGGACAGGATGCGTAGCACCTGAAGCTCCTTCAAAAGGCTGTGAAGGGTTAACATATTTAAATCCTAATAGATCTAAACCTTTGCTGTAGGAATCTTCCCAATCTTTTCTTGATTGTTTGTATTCGTTATAGTTTGCATAAAGTTCAGCACCTAATTGATCTAAAGTATCTTCAGGTAATAAATCTGCTAAGTTTGCGTAATGATCTCCAGTGCCTTCTTGATTCACGGCTCCTGGTTCAAAGTTAATATCAACTGAACCATCTTCTTGTTCAATAACTTCAGGTTGACCAGGTAACGATTCTTCAATCGTTTGTTCTGCTTCTACGATTTCTTCTTCACCCGGTATTTTAACTGTTTGCTCTACGTTGGGTAGGGCTTTGTCGATATTGTCGTCTGCCATTTAATTTCTCCAGTTTGACTATCTTAACTCGTTTTGACGGAACATTCAACCCTTGTGGGTTAGGTCCTCTCAATGGTGGGATTGTTCTCGTTAATCGTTTAACCATAATAAACCCTAGGTTCTCTAGGTTTAATTTCCTCTCGCTCATCTTCAGGATGTAATAAAAATCCACCCTGTCTAAATCTCATTATTGCTTGAGTCATTGAATCGACATAGTCATCGTGACTTCCATTTGGAAACGCAGCACATTCTTCAATAACCTCCTGTGCATATTGTTTATGCATAGGAGCCCACACTCTACCACTTTCAAAGAAAGGTGCAACAGTATTCACACGAACATGTTTATCATTTCCTTTTGACGGAGTATAATTCACTACAGGTATACCCATTCGAGACAACTCGTGTGTTAAAGGGATTCCTGATGCTTTAGCCTCGATTAGTACCATTTGAGGCCTCCAAAATAAATATGATTCATGAGCCACGCGTCGTAGTTCAGGGAACTCGTACCTATCTTTTTCAGCATCTAATAATATTATATGCATTTGATTTTCATCATCTCTAAACATTCCCCATGTTGTTATCGCACTATAGTCGGCTGTTTCTTTTTTTAAGAAAGCTGTATCATAAGATTGTATTATAAATTCTGTAACGGGAGGATTTTCGTGTGGCCAGTCTTGCCACCACTCTCGTTTTATAATTGCACCTTCTTCTGCTGTTGGGGCTTGCATCCACTGTGCATTCCATTTTGCAATAGGAAGAGTTGCTTCTACTTTTTCTAGTTCTTCTAATTTCCAATACTCAGGCCATACAGGTAATCCTGATGGTAAGATTGCAGGAAACTCGACAAGCTCCCATTGATCACCTTTCACTTCTTTTTGTCCGTGGATCAGGCAACCTGTTAA